GGATGCGCGGCAGGTAGAACACCGTGGCCATCCAGGCAATGACGAACACGACATGGAAGCTCTTGACCCAGAGGTACGTCATCGACCAGCTCCTTCAGCGCAAAAAGAAACGGCGTGACCCAAGGCCACGCCGTTTCGTCGGTATTGGTGGGCGGTACAAGGATCGAACTTGTGACCCCTACCATGTCAAGGTCAGGGAAGATCAACAAAAACAAGAACTAACCTTGTCGCAAACTATCAACGGCTGCTTAAGCATATCAGGCACTTAGGTCTGCGCCGGGGTCAGTCTGGGGTCAGTGCAAAGCATCTCCTTAGGAGGGGGACGCTCTATCCAACTGAGCTACGGGGGCAGCGGGGCAAGTCTACACAAGGTCTACACTTTCACGGCCCTGTGGGTGGCCAAGTATAGCCATTGTTACCGCCCGATCGATGGATCGCGTAAACTGCCACAGCTAAAAGGACAGGGGTTAAGGGATGAGCATTGCGATTGATTCGCGCACGTTGGACGTGCCGCGCGACCAGGCGATCGTTAAGGCTGGGACCATCAAGAACATCCAGGCGATGCGTGGCATTGCCTCGCTGGTCGTGTTCCTTGGTCATGCCCTGCTGTTGCAGCCGGGCCTTGGGCTGGATCAATACTTCAGCTTCTTTGGGGTGTTCGCCTCGGCCGGCGTTGACATCTTCTTCGTCATCTCGGGCTTCATCATCACGACGGTTGCCATGAAAGCCGGCGACCAGGATGGTGGTCGCGCACGGATCGCATGGAACTTTGGCGTCAACCGATTCAGCCGCATCTATCCGGTGTATTGGATTGCCTTCGCGCTGGCCGTGGCGGCAAGCCACAAGGTGCAACTGGCACCACCCAATCTGCCCGTTGACCCGCTATGGCAACAGGGCCTACTCCTGACCCACGTCAACACCTACATCATGGCGGCCTGGTCGCTGTGCTTCGAGATCTACTTCTACGCCGTGGTGATGCTGGCGTTGCTGATCTCCCCCAAGCATGTCGGCAAAGTACTGGCCGGATGGGCAGTCCTGATTACCTTGATCGTCGCCTACGACATGTTCATCGGCAAGAACCAGTGGGTGGCGCAAGTCGCGCTGTCGCCGCTGACCTTCGAGTTCATCTTCGGCATGATCGTGGCCTACCTGATTCGTCGAGGCATCACGGCCTACGCGGTAACGGCTGCATTCATTGGCGTGGTCACCTTCCTCGCCGGCGCCGAATACATGCGCCACCTCGGATGGTGGACGCTGATCCCGTGGTATCGCGTGTTCTACAGCGGAATCCCTTCCGCATTCATCCTCTACGCCATCATCGCCATCGAGTACCGCGGCATGTGGACGTTCTCAAGCCGATGGATGGCTCTTGGCGATTCGTCCTACTCGATCTACGTTTGGCATCAGCTGATCTTCTATTCGATCCTGACCGTTGCCACGCACTTTGGCCTAGTGGGGCACGTGCCTACGTTCATCCTCATTTCCATGTGGATCATCCCTGCCTTCCTGTTCGGCATCTTCAGCTATTGGCGTCTCGAGATGCCTCTGCAGGCATTTCTCAAGAACCGCCTATTGATCAAGGACTGATCCATGAAACGCATTGCTCGATGGTTTGAATCCTTCCTTGACTGGCTGGATCGACCCACGCCAATCAAGGAAGAACTCGAGGAAACCCATCAGGAGTGGCTCGAACGTCAATGGTGATCAGCCAGCACTTTGATATGCGCAGTTGTCCAGGCTGAAATAGTTCGTCGTGCTGGGAAGGCCATATACGGTGCAGTTGCCTGCCGTGTCTATCTGCACGCAAACCGTCACGTAGGCGCCCGTGCTCAGGCTTGCGAAACAGGCGAATCGGCATGCTGCTGACGGACGAATGTGTTCCGGCAACTGCATGAACTGGATGCCGTTCGTCAGATTGGCGCTGCCGAAATTGGTGAGTACCCCACCCAGCTGCACCAGGCCATCTCGAGTCACCGAGTAATTCGCCTGCGTGACCGTCCACCCATTCTGCCCGGCAGGTGTCGGGCTCATGGGCTGATAAGCCACCGCGCGACCGCAGGCCGGCGAGAAGAGGCCAAGCACGCGCCGCGCTATGGCCCGGCCGATCAGGCGATAGCTGTAGGCAGTCGGATGGATGTTGTCGCGGACCATCGAATCGGCACCCGACGCGCCGCCCGAGTTTTGCAGGTATCGTACGTCGATGGGTCCTGTGATCTGCGTGAGGTCTATGCACGCAATACCATGCGCTCCACAGTAACGCATGATGGCGGCGCGCATGGCGGAACCTGACGCCGAATTACCAGACGGCTGGCCATTACCGCTACCGGCTTCGGCCTGCGTGTACCACAAAGGTGGCACCCACACGACCGGAAGCGCACCGTTGCTGTTGCACAGCGCGACCATCGAAGCGATGTTGCTTATGCAGGTGGCAACAGAAACACCCGTCTGTATGTCGTTGGTGCCGATGCCGATCACGCATACATTGAAGCCTGCTGGCGGGGTAGCCGTCATGGTCGAGAGCGCCTGGGCGGACGTGTATCCCGCCGTGGCACGATTGACGACGGTAGCCACGCGCGTGCCGGCGCTTCCGTCCAACGCTTCGCGCATGGCATAGGGCCAGCCACCATGCGTATCTTCGGTGAGGCTGTCGCCGTAGGCTACGATGTACAACGGCGGCTTACCGCCGGCGGGCTTGTTCTGAACCTTGACCCATCCGGTGATCGACATGCTGGTTACGCTTGCGCCAGCCATGACGCCGAAACCTGCGCGGTAGATGGCGCCCGCCGTGGCAATCGGGCCGGTCAACGTCACGCCGTTAAGCAGGATTTCGAAATGGAAACGATCAATCACGCGGATCGTATGCACGCAGTTTTCGGCGTAATACTGCGGCTGCGTGGTGAACTGCGAACCAACGCCCAACGTCTGCGACGTGGCTGACTGGCCGATCAACTTGGTCACCAGCACGGGCGCCGCGCCCCCGCCCGGCGCGTACACCGCGTAGTAGCCTGCCGTGGTGCGTACGACACTGGCGCGGTTGTAGATGCCGCCGGTGTCAAATGACGCGCTGATTTCGTCGCCGCCGCGCACCGACATAGTGCTGGCATACCAAGTGACGTTACTGAGCCCAGACCAGTACATGTAGGGGTATGGTTCGCTCCCGCTGGGAGTGCCAAGGCTGGTGGCCGTCCACGCGTCCCCGCTTGGCCACGACACTGCCTCATTGATCAAACTCGAAAGGGCGATGGCTTGATAGGTCGATGTGTCGGCGTCGGTTTCGTCAAGCCATATGCGCTTCTTTTCGAAACCCGCCTGAAACGCCGACGACAGCGTGTAATTGGTGTTGATGTCGTCGTAGTGCAATGTGAGGTCTTTGGTCGTCCGCAAATAGGACAGCCCGCGGAACGGCAGTACGCTCTGTGTCACGTGGAAGGTCACGCCAGCATCCGGCTCGAGTGCCACACCCGCAAAGCTGGTGTTATTCGTCGTAAAGGCATAGGCGCCCGTGGTCTCCCACGGGCAAGCGAGCGTCGCGCCTGCAGGCATGTTTGCCAGTGCCGCCGCGGCCGCCGTCGAGTTGTTGGTGGTGCCATCGTCGGCACCACCAAACTGCTGCAGCGTGAACGGATACGTCGCGCTCATCAGTAGTATTCCTCAATCAGGACAAGACCGGCCGCGCCTGCTGCGGACGTAAAACCGCCCGTGCCGTTGGCGCTGGCAGCACCACCCGAGCCGCAACCCGGGCCGGCAGGGCCGAGGCCGTTGCCTGTGGTCGACGCGCGACCCTGGCCGCCGCCGGTGTACAGCGAGCTGCCGCCGGCGCCCGAAACGAAGTTGGCGGTCGTGAAGCCGATAGCCGGCTGGCCGTTGCCGCCGGCACCCGCCACATAACCGCCGACCGAGCCTGTGCCGCCCACGCCGCCTGCCTGCACGATCGTGGCGACGCCTGCGGAGCCGAAGCTACCGCCGAATCCGCCGATCGCCGACAGCACGGCACCAATGCTGGAATTGCCGCCGGCATTACCCACACCCGCCGCCGCCGCACCGCCTGCGCCAACCGTAATCGTCTGTCCTGTCAGACTTGCCACCGGGAACAGGCCGATGGAGTAACCGCCACCGCCACCACCACCACCGACCGCCAGCTGCCCACTCGTGGTAGCCGTCGCGCCGCCGCCCGAGCCGCCGCCCGCGATGACCGTCACGCGGCACTTCGTCGTACCTGCGGTGGGCGTGTAGGTGGAGGTGCCTGCCGTGCCGAACACCTGCACGCCGATCAGGCGCCCCGTAGCCTGGCCCAATGGCATCGCTTGATTCGACCCACTGGCCGTGCCGACCTGTTCCGCGCCGCCCGTACAGCTCAGCAACACCCACGAGGCAAGGCCGCCGTGGTACATGGCCTGCGCCTTGCCGTTGGCGACCAGTTCGCCGCCCTGCAGGGCCAGGTGAGCGCCACCAAGGATGGGCTTCGCACCCAGGCCGTTTAGGTTGAGCGTAGCTGCGCCGGTGTTCGTGACGGCCACCTGGAATTCCACCAGCAGTCCATCCAACAATGCCGCTGGAGCGGGCTGCAGGCTGACCACGCAGGTATTGGCGGTGCCGGTGTCTTTTGCGTAGATGAGCTGGTTGTTCTGGATCGCATGCAGCAGGTCGGCCGGAAGGGTGTTTCCCGTCACCGCAGTGATATTGCCGGAGGTGATCGTCGACTGCCCATTGGCAACGGTGACGACGGCCAGAGCGACATAGCCGGCATCAACTGCAGGCGTAGTCTGCGTTCCGGTAGCCGCCGCAATGCCTGCCTTCGCCTGTAGCACGACCGATCCGGCACGCTTTGTGTTCTGAGCGGTGCCAGAGTTATTGGGACCGCTGTAGGCCTGCGACGGATTGCTCGCGTTGTAATACGGAAGCACCACCGATCCCGTATCGGCGTCCTGGTATGTCGCCTCGATCAGATAGTTGATCGAAAAGCCGGCCGTCGATGGTGCGGCACATGCAAGCGTCGCAGCCTGAAGCAAAACGCCCTGCTTCACGACAGTGTCGGTCGTATCGGCTGGTAGTGAGCTGTAGGCCGTGTTATCGACGTTTTGGAGCGAATAGATTTCGCCCTGATTGACGTTGACGTTCAGGCTCGCCGGTCCTGTCGGAACCACAGCCAGGCCGTTCACGACATTGGTTGCCGTACCGAAAATCGCGCCGGTCAATTTGCCCAGAGCGATCATTGTGTATCGGTTGGTATTGAGCAGATCCGTTTCAAGCGGGATCTGGCCGGGATAGACGATTTGACGGTCCAAGGCGTGCTCCTGGGCAATAAAAAAGCCCGCACATGGCGGGCTTGTTGGAAGTGGTGGTGCGTGGCGTCAGTTGCTGATGCGGGTCCACACAATCGTGCCGGCAGGCTTCACGGCATCGATCGCGGCGAAGATGTCGCTATCGGTGACGCCACCGGAAACCATGGACATCGATGCGTACTCGGCCTGCGACGGCTGGCTATAGCCACCGGTCGATATGCCGTAGCCGGCGACATTGGCGATACCGATGTTGCTGATCGGACGGTAGGCCGTGACGAACGCTTGATACGGAAGCACCAGCGAGCCATAGGAGCCCGCAACGCCGTAGCCGCTGTTCGGCGCCCCATAGGCGCCAGTATCGGCTGGGCGCTGCGGTTCGATAATGACCGGCGCTCGCCCCGTGAGGGACGTGAGCGTATTGATGATCGCGTTGCGCGTCGCCTTCTCGCGCAGCAGGGCGACCTTGATCGCGTTGCGGTAGGAGCTGTCCGACTGTCCGGTCTTGCGCTGCAGTCCGGCCGGTCCGAAGAAGTCGGCAGCGATCAAGTCAAGCCAGCCGTCCGTCGCTGTGTTGATGCGAGTCTGCAGCTTCGCGTACAGGTACAGCGAGTAGAGGAACGCCAGCGACGTGGCAAAGCCACTCAAGACGGCGTCGACAAGCGGCACCGGGTCCGATGCCGTACCGAACCACCGCGAAGGGAGCATGCCCTTCAGGCGGTTGAAGATGTCGGTCTGGTCGCCAATCACGAGACAGTCACCGTGCCGGCGAGGATGCGCTGCTGCGCCGTCGCGGCGAGGTCAGCCGTTCCGCCATTGAGCGTCAGTCCGGTGATGTTCGTGACTCCCGGCGACGAGTCGTAGGCAATCTGTAGCAGGCGGGTATACGGGAGGATCTGGCCGAGCGTCAGCGAGCCGATATACGCCAGTACCGCGGCGCGCACCGTGGCCTTGGTGGCCACTGGGTCATAGCCGGCCGCAATGGTCGCGGTCATGGCGGCATTGGCCGTCACGACGATGGGAGCAAACACGCCGAAGGCTACGGTGAAGGGGCGAACGGCATCGATCGCATTGGAGGCCGACGAGAGGAATGACGACCCCGGTGTACCCGTCCCGTCGTCCACCACGGCATAGAAGTAGCCCGGTTTGTAGGTGCCGTTGTAGAGCGCATTCTCCACCAGCGTTTCGCTCACGCCCGTCTTCAGGCTCAGGATGGCGTTGGCAATGGCTGTCTTCGTCGCTTTGGAGAGGCTGGCAATGTAGGCGACGAAGCGAGCGCGCAATGCCGCATCCGTTTCGGCATCCGCGCCACTAGTGAATCCCAAGATGTTAGTCACCGTATCGACGTAGGCAATGGCCTGCGCAATGACCGTTATCGTTCCCGCCGCGACATTGCCCGCTGCGCCAGCATTCACCGCCTGGACGGTCGCCGGCGCGCTCGCTGTGCCGGGAGCCAGCACATATGCGCCGAGGGAGGCGTTATAGGCTGGCTGCGTGGTGTCAGCAATCACCACAAACTGCTGCGTGCCGTCGCTTGTCTGGATGAGCGCGCCCACCGGCACAAGCGCCTGCGTCGTGGCCGTGAATCGGGAAAACGTGACCTGGCCGGTCGCCATTTGGGCGGGCAGGCGCGTGAGCCCGAAGTCGGCCACGAACGAGTCAAGGTCGGCTCCGCTCGAAGTCGCCGCGCGAGTGGTCTGCAGCAAGACCAGGATGAGGCTTTCCAGCCAGACGACGACCGACGCCACGGCTTCGACGACGCTGCGTAGTACAGAGCCGATAGCGAAGTCGATGAGCGCCGTCGCCCTACCCTGCACCGCCGTCACCATATCGGAGACGATCTGCGTGAAACTCTTGGAGGACATGCTGGGCATTTAAGCGCTCACAGGCTGATGTTGAAGGACAAGATGACCGGCTGGCCGGAGGGCGCGTCGTTGTAGTTCACCTGGACCGCTACGCCGCTGGTGATGCGCTGAACGTTGACGACCGGCGCCGGCGATTTCGCTACCGCCTCTTCGAGAAGCATCTGACCTCGGATCAGCGCCTTGATCTCGTCGACGCCGGCGGTGCTGCCAACGTAACGCGCCAGCCCAGCACCGTAGGTCGGATGAAAGATGTAATCGCCGGGGTTAGTCAGAAGCCGCCGCAGAACGCGCTGCTGTCCACGCAAAGTGGACGATGCAAGCCCAAGGTCGCCTACTGCAGACGAAGCGACGTCGCTCCCCCAGTAATGGGAGATGTCGTTGATCAGAGCCATGACCATTCCTTACTGCGGAATTCCGCCGAGGCCGGAGCCACCGGAGTTCAGATGCTTGTGCGTGCTGCCGATGTCGTGGCTATTCGATGAAACGTCGGCAAGCGTCGTCTGCTGGTCGACCTGCAACGTCTGCGTGATATGCATGGCGCCTTGATGAGTCCACGCGCCGGTGGATGTGACCGTGCCATCGCCGTTGAGAGTGACTGAGCCGCCCTTACCGTCGTTGAATGCGGCCTTCCCGTCATTGGTCAGCTTGAAGAATGCGCCGCTCTTGTGCAGCACCCAGATTTCGCCAGCGGGAACGGGGGCTGGAGGACTCTGGTTGTCGAACACGACCGGACCGGCGACGCCGGTGTCCCGGTCGCCCTCTTGGAAACGCACTTCGATCTGGTCGCCAATGTTCGGAGCGGCATAGATGCCGAAACCACTTCCCACTTGAAGCGTTCCCAGGGGAATCCACCCGGTCTCATTCCCATCGGGCTGGAACATCACCTTGACGCTGTAGGTGTTCGGATCATAGGCGCTGACCACGCCAAGGCGCGAAAACGTGCGTGACTGGTTGGCGAGATTGGCCTGAGCGCGCATCGCGTTCTGGAGGCGACCCATGCTCATGCTGGCACCACGTCGGACGAGTGATTGCGACAGCGCGCTTCCATCGTGTAACCGCCATTGAAGTCGAGGCGCCGCGTAATCGCCTCGGGAAAGTAGTTCTGATCGAACACCGTCCCGGTGCCGCTGACGGGGATCACGTGTAGCGTCGATAGCTCGTTGTCGCCTGGTAGCGACGCGTGCATGCGCATCTCGTTCTTGATCAGCTCGTTGTAGATCGCCTGCGCACGCTTAGTCGCCTGGTCCTGCGTCAGGTTGGGGATCTGGTAGGAATAAGCCTGGGCTGGCTGTGTAGCCGTGCCCGGGCGAATGCCCTTGGCATGCCCCTGAGGGTAAGTTGCGTTGAAGCCCGTGCGCTGCTTGGTGTTCCAGGATCGCACCGTCACGCTGATGGTGTTGCCGACAGTGAGCGTGCGCGAGAAGCTCAGTTCCTTGGTGTTGGAGCTGAATGTCTGCGTGGCATCGGCCGGGGTCCAGATGATCGGATATTGCGGAGCCTTGGAAGGGTCGGGCTGAGGCTCGAAGTGGAGTTCCTTGCCCTTCACGTAGACAACGAACTGCGTCTGCTGGGCGATCCAGCAGAGGAAGTCCCATTCGGTCTGGACGGTCGTCGTCGACACATGGTCGATCTGGTAGAAGCGGCCCAGCGTGTCCGTCGTCGCGGTCACCACGGGCGTCAGGCCATGGCGCTTTGCCAACGTCGTAGCGATCTCGCTGGCCGTCTGGTTCTGCCACTTCTCAGCGGTCTTTGCGTCGATCAGCAGAGACGTCAGGTCGCGCCCGGAGAGTTCGAGCGTCCGCTGCACCGGGTCATAGCTCACTTCGTCGACGTTTCCGATGATCTGGCTGTCGAGATCCGAGGCTCCATAGTTCAGCGGGTCGGCCGGGAAGCCGACGAGCAGTTCCACGCCAATGGTCGTCTGGCTGACAAACCATGCCTCATCGAACGGCGCCACGAGATCGGACAGTGCGAACACCACTCGGAACGTGTCGGCTTCGCGGTACGCATTGCTCTCGGTCTCCCAGAACAGCCATCCCTGCACCGGCGTCCCGTTGATCTTGACCATCCCGCGCGGGTTGCGGACCGGGCCACTCGCGCTACTGACCAAGGATGCCTCCCGCCGTATCAGGCTGCTTCGGCACGACGACGGTTTGAACGCCGGCCAGCACGGGGTCGGTCAAACCATTGGCTTTCGCGATGGCCGTCCACGACGTCGGGTCGCCGTACTGCTGCGAGGCAATGGAGTACAGGTTGCCGCCGGCCACCGTCACGCTCGTGGAATTGCCTGACACGCTGCCGAGATTCGCGGTCATGCGCCCCATGACGCTCATCAGCCCCGACAGTGCCGGCTGGCTGGAGAAGGCCACCGCCTGACTGTTCAGCGCCGCGACCGACTGAGCCACGGGCGTATTGGGCAGCACGCCCCCCAGAGTGCCGACGTTCTGCGTCGTATTGATCGCTGAGCTGATCAGGATTTGTGCCCGGCTTTGCACTGCGGCGATGGGTTGGAGCACGCTGTTGATCGTGGACTGTGCGGCATTGGCGAAGGTCGACACAGCGCCAATCGCTGTTCCCAGAGTTCCCAGTGCCGCCGAAAGCGGACCGTCTCCAATGAGCGAGCCGTAGCCGTTGGCCGCATTCATGTCGCCGTCCATCTGATCATCGATCGATGTCGGCGCCACCGTCGTCACAGGCTGAACCTGGTTCTCGGCGACCTCGCACGTGATGCGGTACGGGATGCGCGTCGGGAACTCATAGATGCCCTCGAAGTGCTTGATGACAACCACGTAGCGGAGCCGGTCCCAGGTCAGCGTCAGCTGCTGGCCGAGCGTGCGCTGCGTGTCGAGGTAGAGCGCACGGTCCATGGCCGTCGGGCCCAGAAAAAGTCCCGACCATTCCATCGGCATGTCGTCCTGACCCATGGCATCAATGACGCGCTTGCCGCCAATCAGCTTGTGGATGGTCAGCGCCTGATCGCCACCGAACGAGATCCGCTCGGGCACTTCCATGCTGGCGAACGTGATGTCGCCGAGCGTGACTTGAACGATGGCCATTACCAGCTTCCTGTCGCGCCGATGGGAAGCGGGCCTTGCGAGGAATCGAGCCCGGACATGCCTGTCTGCGGAGCCGAGGCGGCTTTGGCTTGATGCATCGTGGTCGACTTGGCAATCGCCTTCCCATCCAGCTGGATCGTCGAATTCACCTGCACCATTTGCTGGGATGGCGTCGCGATGTAGGGGCTTGAGCCACTCTTTCCAGCCATCTCTGCTTTGAGCCCGAGCGGATCATCAGAGAATAGTCGCCCAACAGATGACCATGGCTTGAACTCCCGCTTCCCGGTCGCCGAGTTATAGGGGTTCCACAGATCAAAGATTGCGCCACCAAGACTGCTTTCCTTGCCCCCGGTTGACTTCGTTATTTTTTGGTCGATCAATCCATTGAGGTATCCGCCAGCCTTCCACCCAGCATAGGCAGCCATGAGCAAACTTGCCGCCTGCAATACGAGGCCCAGAGCTCCAGCAACGCTGGTCAAGCTCTTTCCGATACCCGCAATTCCGCCCGGACCGCCCACCGTGCTGAACATCATCGCTTGGGCGAAAACGCCCACTCCCTTGGCGGCAGCCCACGCAATGGGAGCTATGCGTAGAGCTAACGCAAGTCCACGAAAACTTCCCACAATAATATTCAGGGTGCCGAGGGAAATTAATGCACCAGAAAGCCCAATGAGTCCCTTGATCACCATTCCGAACATGGTCGGATGTTCCTTCATCCAATTGGCCATGCTTTGCAGCAGCGGGTTGAGGATCTCCAGCGCGCGTACGGCCATCGGAAGGACGACGTTGCCGGTCTGCAGCAACAGGTTGTTGAACTTGGCGTGGAAGTCGATTTCCTTGCCGCCGAGTGTCTTGTTGGCGGAGTTGACGGTCTGGTCGATGTCCTGCGCGTGCGCATTGGCCGCCGTCTGGATGGCGATCTGATCGCGCTGCTGATAGATGCGCGCCATCAGGCCTGAGCCCGTGCGGTTGCCGAGGATCATGCCGAACTCGCGGATGATTGCCTCGTCCGAGGTGATGCCCTTGGCCTTGAAGGCGGGCAGCAGCACCTTTTGCAGCAACGCCAGCTCTCCCTCGTTTTCGAGGATGTCGGAGCCGACGAAGGCCCCGGGCATCGCCTTCTTCAGCATGCCCAGGTTGTTGAACTGAACTTTGGACTTGTCGAGCAATCCCAGGCGGTACAGCTCCTGCTGCGCGGTAATGGTGCCGCGCGCCTGCACGAGGTTCTGGTAGATGCTCATGGCGGCCGTGCCGTAGCGCGCGCCGCCGAATTCCTGAATCAGTGGCTCCGAACCGAGATAGAACGCGTCATTGTGGCGACGCGAGAGCGCGACGCCGCCCGTCTTGAGTGCCTGCAGCAACGCCGTGGCGTCGACGCGGTTGCGACTGCCAGCGATCACCTTCTGAACGAAGTTCGCCTGGGTGTCGAACTCCGCCTCACTCGACAGGCCACCGCGAAACTCGATGACCTTGAGCATGTCCATGAACTTTCGTTCATTGGCGCCGCCCTGTTCCTTGCCGAATAGTGCCTCGTTGCCGAACTTCATCTTCGCCATGATCGGCGCGGCGAATTTGGCATGGTCGAGGTTCTTGAAGACGGCCATGGCATCCGAAACGAGCGCCATGTTCTCGGTGGTGCTCGTGCCGATCGTCTGCATGCCCTTGGCATACTGGATCGCTTGGTTGTTCACCTGGGTGCCGAAGCCTAGTGAGGCAAAGCGCGCCGTTTCGGTCTGGAACTTCTTCGCCTCATCCAGTGGACCGCGGAAGGCGGCGAGGATACCTACGCCTGCACCGACCATCAGGCCGCCCTTGAGCAGCTGCCCATGAATGGACTTGATCCGACCCTCCAGCTTGGCTGCTTCGGCCTCGGTGCGCATGAAAGCGCCCGATATCGCACGAAGCCCAATACTGGCGTAATCTAAGACACTGACGCGTACGCCAATTTTCCAGGCTTCGAACATATGGGATCTCTTCTTTACAAAGTGACTGAGTGGCTCACGGAAAGCAGGCCTGGTAGCCAGCTCATGAAGCCAGTGATCGATGTCGCCCCTGGGAGGCGGACGTCCTCACGGCTATTCAAGTTCAAATATGAGATGAGCTTGCTCGACCGCATCAGCCTCGCGCTGATCTCGCTCGTGGGCATCTTGATTGGCGTGTCGCTCCTGGGCCTGCTCTGCCTGGGCATCTATCTGGTCGTTTAGACCGTCACTTGCCCGTCTCGAAGTCGTAGCCCAGCGCTTCATGGATGCGGTCGCCACCGATCAAACCGGCGATCGTTGCCACGCCGAGAATGCGCTCGATCTTTTCCTGGTTGTGGATGGCCGCCGGTCCGAGCACCGCGCGCGGCGGGATCGTGTCGGTGCCAACCTCCTGATAGACCATCACGTCGGACGTGCTGCCGATCACGACTTCCAGACCGCCAACTTCGTGACCAATGGACTCGCCAAGCTCGCCAGTGCGCAGCAGGGGCGCGTCCGGCTCAAAGCCTAGTCGCGCCTTTTCCTGCTCCGTGCTGTCGGCCAGCGGCGCCCAGGCGGCGAACTCGCCCACGGCGTCTTGGTAGAAGCCAATCTCGGCCTTGGCGGTTTTCTCCACCACCACGCCGACGCGCTCCAGGCCCTCGCGCATGGCGACAGCCTCGGCCACCTGCAACGTCAGCAGGTGCGCGGCGAACTCACCAAACGAGCCGAACTCGGATTTCACTTGGACTCCTTGAACTGCATGCGGTCCCAGTCGAATTCGGCGCCGCCCTGCTCGCTTACGATGATCGAGAACGCCGTCCGCTTGATGTCATCCAGCGCGAAGGCCACGTCGAAGGGAACGCCGTGCCGAGCCAGCCACAGGCATTCCCTGATCGGCGCAGCCGTTGCTAGTTTTTTATGGCGGCCCGGTCGGCCTCGGGATCAGGCGAACCCCAGTTGGCCTGCACACCCTGCACCACCGCCTCGACGCCCTCGTCATCCAGGCGCTGAATCAGCGCCTCAATCTGCGCCTTGGTCGATTTGGTCACCGCGTCGCCGTCGATACTGGCCACGAAGATCAGCGGCAGCACCAGGTTCATATAGACGACGTTCTTGGCCGACTCGCCCATCATCTCGACGAGGCGAAACTGCGCCAGCGTGCCGGGCTTCTTGAGCAGGATCTCGCGGCCCTTGGCGTCGGTGACGGTCGCTTCCGATTTGCTGGCGTTCACGAGTTCCTGGCTCGCCGTCACCTCAAGCTTGACGTCGTCGCTCATCAGGACACCTTGATGCGCTGGGAGGCGAAGAAGCCGATTGTCTGCTGGATCTTCGAGTCGCCGGTCTTCTTGCCGGCCTCATCGAAGCGCAGAGCCACGTTGGTATAACGGTACTGGCTGATCGCGCCACTGGCCTCCGAGATGGTCTCAGTGATCGTCGCCTGCAGCACGTTCTGGCCAGCGTAGTAACCAGCCTCCTGCTGAGCGAAGAAGTCGTCGATGGCGCTGTTCTGGCGATCGAGGGTAATCGAACCCTCCCAACCGGCCGGAATCGGGACTTCCAGGTTGATGCCGTTGAGCGGCGAGGACTTCTCGCGCTTGTAGACGGGCTTGGATTCGAAGCCGGTCGTGGTGGCGGGCAGCTGCAGTACTCCGCTCGGCGTGATGACGTCCAGGACAACGTCTTTGCCGAGGGAGAAATTCGCGTAAGGCATGATGATTCTCCGAAAAAGAGAAGCCCCGCTCAGGGCGGGGCATCAGGGGTCAGAATTGGCGGAGACTCAGCCCACGCCGGTGGACGAGACCTTGTTCACGGTGACCGACTGGCCGCCCTGCAGGTTGAGCAGGAATTTCTCCACGACGGCGAGGTACTTCACGTTCACGTCGGCCTGTAGGTATCCGGTGGCGATGCGGGCGGGCGAGTTGTTATTGAGGTCGCACTGCACGCTGAAGCTGTCGATCTGGCCCTGGTCCACCATGCTCTGGAGGAACGAGCCAAGCGTGCCAGCCACCTGCCGGCGCGTCGGGTCCGTCGAGGACGTTCCCTGCAGCTTGCCCACGAACTTGCCCATGCCAGCGCCAAACGTGGCCGCGAGGTAGTTCGTCATGCGCGTGTAGTTGTCACCGTTTGCCACGTTGTTCGAACTGGAGTTGTGTCCGAAGCGTGCGCCGAAGTAGCTGCCGCCCGGACTCGGATTGGCGATCACATCGATGCCGGCCTGGCCGAGCAGCTGCAGTTCAGCGGTCGAATAGACCAGATTGGCGTAGCTGCGCTGGGTTCCGACGATGCCGTACAGCTGCTTGTTGAGCGTCGAGTTCTGCGGCGAGAGGTTCGACAGCAGGCCGGCCACGAAGCCCTGCGGCGAGATCAGACGCACCGAACCGTTGACGGTGTCGTTGAAGTAGACCCAGTCGCCGAACAGCAGCTTGAACGCGTACGAGTCGATGCCCGCCGTGGACTTCGCAGTGACGGCATTGGCGATGGTGTCGCCGGCCGGGCCGGTGCCGATCATGTAAGTGCCTTCGGACAACCCATAGGCGACCTGGGTCGTCCAGGTGGTCGAGTCATCGCAGTCGGCCAGCATGGCGACGCTCGCGCCGGTGCCACGGAGCGCGTACATGCCCTTTCGGGTCGTGGTGTCGACGCCGATGAGTACGCTGCCAGTGATGGTCGTGGCGCCATCCGTGCCGGAGGCAAGCGTGTAGCTCGCCACGGTCGGCGCCGTGACGCCTGCACCAGCGGTGGCCACGATCAGCTTGGACGGACCACGCAGCGGCGAGTTGCCGTTATTGATCGCGGCGGCCATGTTGACCCACAGCGCATTGGCGGAGCCGGCGATGTTGTCGAATACCTCCGAGGCTTGGCCGGGCATGCCGATGATGACCTTGAAGGTGCCAGCGGCGCTGCCGTTGGCGATCTGCACGGTCTGGGTGTTGCCCAGCGAGCCGGTGTAGATCGACGTGAACGTGATGCAGGTGCTCTGCACGACGATGGTCGCGGCGGTGTCGGTGCCATCGGTGACGCGCACGGCGCGGAAGTTCTGCGCGCCCTGAAGGACCGCGGCGGCAATGGCCGTGCCGAGGTCGTACTTGCGCGGCTGGATGGCACCAAACAGGCGCGAGTAGTCCGCCATGCTGCCTAGGATGGTCGGCGCATTGACGGGGCCCCAGGTCGCGGTGCCCACGACGCCCAGGACATTGGACGGCACACCGTTGAGCTGGCTTACCGCCGGCGGAATGATCTGGACGTAAAGATCAGGCACCACCAGGGCGGTGGTGTTGATCGCGCCCGCTTGGACGATCTGCGACATGAGGGAATCTCCAGAAATGAAAAAGCCCGCTCAGGGCGGGCTAATGGGCGAGGTTGCCGAGGCTCAGTCTTCGAGATGAGCCGGCGCGCTGGGTGCGGGCGCATCAGGCGCCTCGACCTTTACAACATTGCTGGCGAAATCCGACGCCAGAATCTCTTTTACGGCCTTCGGTTCGGTGATCTGATCGCCGCGGCGGTAGTCGCTGAAGGCATTGGTCACGGTCAGGATCTGGCTCATGGCGCTCTCACTGGTAAATGGTTTGGTTTGTGGTCGTTGCGGAGCTGCCCGAAACTCCGGTGTGCAGGTTTTGCTGCGCAACCGTCACGGTGGTGGCCGCGCTGGTCTGCGTGGTGGCGTATTCGACCGAATAGATCAGGTCGCGCCGGTACAAATTGGCTTTCTGCGTACCGTCGTCGAGGCGCGAGGACTGATAGATGATCCGAGCCGCGGTTTGGTCGGACAGCGTGACGAACTCGGTCGCGGCCAACGCCACGTCGATAGCCTGGGCGGTCGCCTCGCGGTGCGCTGGAGTATCGGCCCAGATGGTCAATTGCACTGCCCGCTGCTGCCGCCGAACCTCGCGGAACATCGTGCCGGCACCACCGACGCGCGCGGCCTGGATCCGCGCCGTCGCCGGAAGCGTGATCACAGGTCCTGTGTTGCTAGCTCCGGGGATCTGAACGGCGAGTGCCGTGGCAATCGACGTCAGCGTGTCATTGGCTTGGACGGCGTAGGTGCAAGGCAGCCCGTTGACCAGAATGGCGATGTTCTGCGGCACGGAAACCGCCCCGCCGACCGTAATCGTCTGCCCGGCCACCACGAGCGTTACCGTCTGTGCCGGCTGCGTCAGCGGCAGCCAGTCCGTCGAGTAGCGCGTCGTGTTCTTCTCGGCCCCTGTGGCATAGACCGTGACATGTACGCGTCCGCCACCGGTGTTGAGGGCGGCCAAATCCTTGTCGAGCTGCGAGCTCTGAGGCCAGCCGGCATAGATCACCGTGGCAAGCCCCGTCACCGAAGGCTGCGCGGTGCCGTTTGGGTAGATGACTTGCGCCATCGCCGCCACGAGCGCCGACATCACGTCCACGACGTCAGCCATCAGGTTTCGGACTCCGCCATGGTGATGCGCCAACCCATGTCCGTCAGCTCAGCGGCCGACACGACATAGCGGTTGCCGATCTCGTCGGTCACGACATCCGCGTCTTGAATGATGATGTTCCCGGGGATCGGAGGCAGAAGAAGGTTCCACCAGGCCTGTCGCGTATCGCCAGGCAACTTGACCGAACTATTGTCCGCTTTGGCGTTGATCAGCACCGAGGCCGGAAAGCCGGTCGCGATGGCCGTCTGGTTCTGGGCGGTGTTTCCGCCATAGCCCACCGCGCCGACGCCGGCTTGCTGCTGCGGACGGAACACCGTCACCGTCCGATTGCACTCGATCGCCTGGATAGGCAGCAGAGGCTGCATCGAGGCAATGAAGAACGTGCCAGGCGCGCCGACGAAGTAATCGCCAACCGCCATCACTCGCCCATCGGCGAGGCAATACCAGACCGGCTTCCCATAGCTGTTGGGCTTGCTGTACTTCATGTCCTGCGCGTTGAAGCTGGCCAGGATCGTGCCGACGAGCGAACCGCTGCCAATGGGACTCACCGCGCTGGTCGGGCGGTACTGGCTGAAAGGCAGGCCGATACGCTTCGCGGACTGCGCGTAGCCGTAGTAGACCTTGCCCTGCAGCTTCGTGCCGTCCACTCAGACCACCAAGCGGATCGAACCGCCGTCGCTCTGACCCGATAAGCCATCGCCGGGCGGAACGCCAAGGAAGTTGCACAGCTCGCGGCGCCAGGTGTTGTAGAGACGCATGCGATCGCGCACCTCGGCCTTGTTGTGCGTCCAGACCGCGGCGACATCGGTGTCGAGGTTGTCGGACGCCGACGTGACAGCCTGCTCGAGCGTGTAGAGGTTATTGGTGCCGGTCAGGTAGATGGACCGCAGCGTGGCCTCTTCGGTCGCCGACAGGTTTGTCATGCGGTATTCGAGCGTGCCGTAGTTCTGGAAGAACCGGTACGACTGGAAGCCCGAAGGCACACCGCCGTACATCGGGTAGCCACAGAACCGCCGAACATCGACGCGCTCCTGATCCGTCAAAGCCATGGCGACACCTCAGTCGTAGGAGATCGCCAGGGTCTGGCCCGTTCCCGGGACCACGCACAGGCCTTTGAAGAACGGCATGTCGACCAGATACGTGCCGACCACGTTGGGGATTGCGGCAAGCTGCGCTGCGGCCACTGCGCCACCGACCGTCGCTGAGTCGAAGACGCCGCCGGCGGTCGTGCCCGCCACAATGACACTCACTCGCTGAGCGCGGCCTAGCGGGGCACCGGAGAAGCCCGAGTTCGCGCCCTGCTGGACAACGGTCGCTGCGGTGAGATTGAGCTGGGCGTTCTTGCCCTGGGATACGAAGATGCCGTCACTCATAGCGAAAGGTCCTTCAGCGGGGCGTTGCGCTCGATGAGCTGTGCGATGCAAACGGGATCGGTGACGGTCTCGCCGTCTTTCCACTGCCGCAGGCTGCCGTTCTGCATGAAGCCGAAGTTGTCGTCGAGGATGACGATGCGCGGGAGCTTTTTGGGTGGCCGGGTAGCAGCGGGAGCGGATGGCTCCTGCGCTATGACAGGCGCCACCGATTCCGACGCCATAGACGCGACGGCCGCCGGCGAATCGGGCGGACTGAAGTTCGTCACCGACACCGTTTCACCCGGCAGCGCCGGCCTTTTGTTCGGGATTCCACGCGGCATGATCAGGACACCGGTGCGTTGGCAGCCGTCAGCGCGGCAAGAAGGTCGGGAGTCGTCACGAATGACACGTTCTTGTAGAAGTGCATGGTCTGACCCTGGAACTTCATCGTGAAGGTCGCAGACGGCGTTTTGATGTTCCCGGCTCCGTACTTGGTCGTGAGCTGGGCGGAAGTAAGCTGCTGGACCTGTCCGTTGCCCACTGCGTGAGAGAGGGTATCGGTGATCAGTGTCGTGCCAAGCGGCATGGCGTTCTCCTGGAAGCGTGACGGGGCCGAAGCCCCGCCACACGTGTTGCGGATTAGCCCGCGTGCTCGATCACGACAGCGCGCTTGTAGTAGCTCGCACTGGCGGTCGGCACGATGTTGGCATTGACCGTCTGGTCGGTCGGGGCAACGAAGCCGCCGATCCAGTACCAGGACTGAGCGATGATCTGCTGCAGTCGGTCGAGCGGCTCGCGGGTCACCTGCACGACGTCATCGACCATCTCGATGATGCCGTTGGTGCGCTCGGTATCCGCCTCGCCCATGCCCTCGAAGTCACCCTCGACCAGGGCATCCGCGCCGCAGAGAATGGCGCGACGCACCTTCACGCCGCTCAGAGTCTGCTGATAGGCCTCGGTGGTCGGAATGACGCGCACGTCGACCAGTTCCACCACGCGGCCCATGCGGAATTCCTTGGCCGCCGCCGTAGCGCCCTGGAACAGGATCTTGAAGTCGGGGTCCGCGAAGAACTGGCGGGCGCTGACAGGATCGAGATACAGGTTGTACATGCCGTCGATGGTCGGCACGGCGTTCGATCGCAGGTAGGCGACGCCGTCGAGCACCGCGCCCATGGTCAGCAGGTCCGTGCCGACGATCTGCGAGGTATTGCCGCGGCCGTTCGGTCGCAGGATGAACGGCGCGACGCCGGTGCCCAGGTTGTAGGCCGTCACGGTGTTGAGCGCAGTGCCATCGGCCACGGTCACGTTGCCCGAGAAGGTCAGCGTGCCGCTGATGCCGCCCGGCGCCGTGGACACGTTGGAGCCGTCTGCGGTGGCAGTCGTGAGCGTGTAGACGTTGCTACCCACGGTGACCGCGATCGTGTTGGTGCCGTTCACCGGGATCAGCACACCGTTGACGAACACGAACTGGAAGCCGCGGATGTCATCCACGCTGATCGTCGCGGCCGGCGCGCCCAGCGTGGTACGCACGCGGGTATTGCCGCCCATGTAGGCGTTGAAGATCGAGTTGCGCGCCAGGCGATCCAGAGACTGGGCGGCCTGGATGCCGTTCGTCTTGGCGTTCTGGAGGAACTGATCCTTGATGCCGACCTTGTTGGTGACCGTGTTCAGGTCGATGGTGTCGCCGTACATGTTGATCGACAGCGTGAACTGCTCGATCGTCCAGGTGCTCGGCGAGAGACCATTGTCCAGGTTCGTGTTGGTGCTCGGCACCAGCGGCGTGGTGGTCGGCGCCTTCAGGCCCGGACGGGTCTTCGTGACGGTTTCACCGATCTGGTTCGGGAACATCTCGCGTTTCGCGATGGCGCGGAAGCCGAGCATCGACTGCAGGCCGTCCTGGAACTCGCGCTGCAGAAAGCCCTGCTGAATCATCGGCTGCAGGGCAGCCGGGAAGTTCTGGATACCCATATGGGGTAGCTCCTATCGGGGTTGGGATTGGTGTCCCCTGGGCGCCCGGCCCCGATGGGTATCGCTGGTGGTGCGTTGCGCTTAGCGGCGCGTGGCCGCCTTGCGCGCTTCGGCGTATTCCTCGGCGGTCATCTCCGAGGCCTTCTTTGCGGCCGGCGGATCTTTCCCGGGAGGGGTGGACGTGCTGCTGCTGCCCGGCGTGCCGAACAGGTACGGCTTGGACGTCTTGAGTCCTTCGATGAGCGCTTCCGCGCCCTCGACTTCACCCTGGTCGTTCAACTTCACCGCGTCGATGTCGAGCAGCTTCAGGCCGTCGAGATCCACGATGCCGGCCTTGATGGCCACGGCCTTGAGTTCGGAGCGGATGATGCGTTTCTCCGCAGCGGTGGTTGCTTCGGCGATCTTGGCGTCAGCGGCCTCCTGGGCCGTCTTTGCCGCCGCTTCTGCTGCTTCCTTCTGCTGCTCCAACTCCTTGGCCTTGAGTCGGTATCCGCTGCTCTCGGCCCGCAGCTCCTTCACGTACGTGGCCGAGAACGTCTCCGGCGCAGGGGCGGGAGCGGGAGCAGGCGCCGGAGCGCTGCCACCACCAGCCGGATCACCGGCACCCTCCATGAGGCGATGACGTTTGCGAAAGCGGCTCATGCGAAACCTCCCTGTACAGCGATGTCTTCAGCCTGACGCTGCGCGGCCTCGCCGGCTGCACCAGCACGTACGAGCTGATCGTGCTGAGTCAGGTTGATATGGATGCCAACGCTCAGCAGTTCGTTGGCACGCGCATGGTTCACGCCGTGAGCAGACAGGCCAATCGAGCCGTCAGCACACGAAATGAGGATGATGCAGCCCGGGACGCCCAACTGATCGCAGACGAACTGCGGGGCGGTCTCGTGGTTCAGTGGTGCAATTGCGTCAGGCATCAGGCCTTCTCCAAGAAAAAGGCCAGCGCAAGGCTGGCCCGGGTGGCGCAGGATCAACCCGCGCGGTTATTCGGTGACGGAGACCTTTGTCTGGCCTTCCGGCATCTCTGCCAGTAGCGCCTTCCGTTCCGCGTCGATTAGTGCTTGTTCCGCCTTCACGTTCTCGATATCGAACATGGCAGCGATGGTCTTGATGGCGGTCTCGCGACTCAGTGCGCCAACGCGGATCAGCGTGGCGAGCGCCGTCGAAAGCGTCTGGATGTCGTCGGCAGTGGGCGGGAACCATGCGGGCCATGTCAGCGTGACCGGCTTGTCCGTGCTCAACTTGTTGTACGCCTTCCCGGCGATGGTCAGCGGATAGACCTGGCTGCCAGCTACGACCATCCGATAAATGTCGAGAAGCGCCCCCTCGCCGTAACTGGCGCGCAGCTTGTCGGCCAGCCAGATGAGCGCCTGATGCATCAGCTCCAGAGCACGGCCCGACTGAGCGGCGCTCAGCTTGTCCGCACTACTGCGGTTCCCATGCATGCGCTCCAGTGCGAACTCGCGAAGCTTCTCGACGTACTTCATCACCGCTTCGGACGCGGTGCCGTTGATCTCGAGCATCTTGGCGTCGCCATCGGCGCCAACCACGATCGCGTTGCTGGCTGACCGAACCATCGGCTTGCCGTCGTCCGTCGCCGCCGATTCCTTGATAAGGAGCGTCGGGTCTGAGCTGTACTTCAGGCCACGACCCGCTTGCGAGAGCTGGTAATCGGTCTCGATGACTGTATTGATCGCCTCGGGGCCAAAGGTCGCTTCGCCGTCGGTCGCATCGCCCCCAGGCAGATTCTTGACCCAAACCACCGGCACGAACTTCAGGTTGTGCTGAGTGGTTCGCTTCTCGTCAATCGAAGGACCCGCCTTCTTGTCGCTCACCTTCCATGGCTTGTACCAGGTCTCAGCGGCGGCATCCCACTCGCGCTTGAACCAATACTTCACCGTGTCGGCCTTGACGTCATAGCCGGCGGCGACCAACTGCGCACCGGTGACCTTGTACAGCTCGGTCACCTTCTCGAGCGTGTCGGGCTCGTCTGCCTTCCACGTGGGCGTGAGATACGTGGTGTCCATGACGTTCAGGAACACCCGTTTGGAAAGGAAGCGCACCAGGATGGCCACGCTACCCACCGAACCGCGCGTCGCCGCATCGATCATGGCCAGGTTGAGCTTGGCGTTCTTGGTGAAGGCGGCCAGCGCCTCCTTTGTGTTCTCGTCCTCGCACTGCAGCGTTGGGAAATGACCCTCGCTAAAAAGCAGCGACACGCTGTCGTCCACCACGGTACGGATCAACCCCGTGCGAACGCTCGGCCGGCGATCGCGTACCGGGACATATTCGTTCGACGGGCTCTGTTCCTGGTGGAACTGATACGTCAGGCCGTCGTAGATCGTGCCATTGAGCACGCGCGTCAGCACGTCGATCTTCCACGCACGAAGCGGGAGATCGCTGTCCTTCGGCACGAGGGCGGCGAGCGTATCGAACATGTGGTCAGCGGCCCATGTGTTGAAAGGTGACCGTCCGGGCAATGACCGGCTTGATCAAGGGGTACTGTCGGTGGATGAAGTATCCGCCGGCGTCGTTCGTATGGTCTGCGCCTGACTTCTTGTCGGGCTCGCCCTTGTCATCCCAGATCTGTTGCTCCAGGTGGTCGGCGTAGGTCGGGCAACGCAAGGCGTTGACCAGATAGCGACGCTCTCCCATGGCATTGCAGAACATGGCGTTCATCGAGTTGATACGGTCCTTCACCGGCGGATTGGCGTCCGGCGCAGAGACCCTGAACTTGGCTGCGCGAAGCAGCGCAATATCGGTTTCCGAAGCATTGACCGACTTGCGCGAACCGCCGGAAGCATCGGGGTAGACGGTGATCTCCCGTGTCTTCTGGTAGTCCGTGCCGTTGTGCTTCCAGTACCGCTCTTTGATCTGCCTGATCATGTCCGGCGTGTCGTAGCCGCCTGTGATCTCGTCTACGGCGCGCGGCGTGTTCTCGCGCTGCACATGAACGATGGCCGCCATCTTGCCGACGTTGAAGTCCATGCCGATGTGCAATGCCTCGCCGTCGGCCATGGAATCGAAGCAGTTGTTCAACTTGCGATCGTACTGGTGATAGACCGTCCCGCTCAGCAGGTTGACGAACTGGCCGTCGAGGTAGGCCTTGATCAGCTGTGGCGGGTAGCTGGCCAGAAGCGACTTGATGTAGCCGACCGGCAGATTCTTCTCGTTATCGTAGGTGCTGGCCTGAACCAGGCCGTACAAGTCGGCCAGCTCGGGATTGTCGCGTACGTCCTTCACCCACTGCTGGTAGACGAACTGGAAGCCCTCGGGCGTCGTCGTGACGTCGATGCCGTTGGCGAGTCCTTCCTCGTTCTGACGCAGGCGGGCGATGATCTTTCGCCATGCCGCCTGGGCTTTGAGCTTCTTCAGGACGTCGAGCTCGTCAACCAGCGCCCTACCGATCTTGAAGCCGACGATCGTCTCGGGCTTCTCCATCGAGCGGCAGATGACCGTGCCGCGGTATTGCCGTCCCGAGTAGACGTGGACCTCTTTGTTCGCCTCGCGGACGACCGTGCGCAAACCCCAGTCGAATGCCACCTCTTCCATCGTGGGATAGAAGATGTCGCGGATCATCGCGTAAGTGGGCGCGAAGTACCCCGCGTTGATCTGTGGAAACTCCCAGAAGTGCTGGGACAGTCCCGAGCAGCCCACCCAGGTCTTGCCCGAACCGAACCCAGCGACGAATGCCCTGAACTTATGCGGCAGCGCCAGGAACTCGGCCTGGGGAACGTTAAGCCGTGGCCGGATCTCGCTTTGGCTCACGGCGTGCGTCCTGTACTTGGACGGTCACCTTCACCGAAGTGGGTGTCTCGTCATCCGGTGAACTGCCCTCCATGCCGAGCAGCTTTGCCTTGCTCATGGTGGCGGTGACCATGGCGGCCGCCTGCCCCTTCTCTTTGCCAACCTTGCGGGCTTCTTCAAGCTCACCAAGCAGGCTGTCTACCGTGACGTTGTGCCGGGCCTTCTGGTCCTCCTTAAGCTCCGCGACCCTTGCGGAGACCTTGGGGTTTTCCAGCACCTCATGGGCAGACCGCGCGACTGTGGCGGAATTGCCCTTGGCGCTGTACACCTGACGGTATGCCTCGGACGCATTACCCGTCTCGATGTACGCCTGGCAGAACTTCTCCTGCTTTACCGTCAGCTTCATGCGCAGGTCGGCATCAGGCCGCCCCCTAGAGGATGGACGCCACCCGGGCGTCCGGGATTACAGTGCGGCTTTCGCTTCCGCGATCTTCGAGCGCACGAATGCGACCAGGGCGAACGGGCTGTGCAACAGCGCGTCGAGACCTTCATCCAACTGGGTGAGGATGTCTGCCGCGCTGGCACCGGCGCTCGCGACCGGTTCAGCTGCTGCGGGAGCGGGCTCGGCCACTACGGGCGCCTCCACATCGGGGGCCGCAGGCACCGGGTCTGCACTGGGCTGGCCCACGGCGAATTCGTTTTCGTTCTCACTCATAGCCCTTTCCTCGCGGAGCGGCGACGCTCACGCTTTCGGTAGTCGATCTCGTCGAAGGCGATCACGGCAAGAATGCCAGTGACCGCCAAGACGAACAGGACAGCGAAGAAGGCCTCCGCTGCGTGCATGGTTATGCCGCCGGCGTGGTGGCGCTGGGGGCCGGAGCGGACTTCTTGAACAGGCCCGCGGCATTGAAAGCGGCCACCGCTGCATTGATCAGCGGACCAATCAGGCCACTGACGCTCGAGAGCGCGGCTGCATCGGTGCCCACGGCCTGCAGGACCGAATTCACCTTGGCCTCGGCGGCGGCGAACTTGGCCGAGCCCGAGAAGCCCGACAGGGACGCCTCGATCTGCTTCACGGTGGAATCCACCAGGGTGACCAACTGCGGGAGCAGCGCGAGAGCGCTGAGGAAGGAACCAAGACTCATGATGTTCTCCGAAGAGTTACTGGATGACGCCGCGGCGACGGAGGTCGTCGAGGCAGGAGGTTGTTCCGTTGCGCTTGATGGCGTTGCGCTGGGCGACACCGGCAGCACCAATGGCCCAGAGAGACTGGGCGGCACTGTAGGCTTCGAGACGCTCGATCTTGGCGTGGTCATCAAGGCCAGCCAAGCTCGGAGCCGTCGGATAGGGCCCCAGCTGTTCATTGGCGACATGCTCACCGCAGCTCACGATCGGCTTGGGCAATGGCGGCGTTGACGTCGATGGATTGCTGGCGCAGGCCGTCAGGGCCAGCGCCATCAGCGCGAGCCTTGTCGATCGCTTGATCATTGGTCGCCCTCGCCTGCTCCACCTTGTTCGCCGTCTGCGTCTGGATCTCGGCGCCCTGTGCTTCGGCCTTCGCCTGAGCATTTGCCGCCTTGGTTGGATCCGGCTTGAGCCAACGACCCAGGAGCCACTTAAGCAGTGCGCCGGCTAGATCGGCCAGAGCTGTCCACATGGCGTTTCCTCCAGATCGGGTGCCGGCCGTTGAACAGCAGGACCGCGTAGATCGCGAAGCCGGTATGCAGGCATAGCGACCACCACCAGACGGGCATGCCGTCGAGGTCGTAGGCGATCCAACCGAATGCGCCAGTCGAGACCAGCACGAAGGCCACTGCGCGCCACGGCTCATTCCACGGCTTGACCTGACGGAGCGCGTCAAACGCGCATGTCAGGATGACGGCAAGAACAATGATGTCGAGCAGTTTGAGGACACTCATTTAGCACTCCCATCCCCCTGTTTGGGTTGGGCGGCGACGTTTTCTGCTTCCTTGCCGCGGCGCTCAACGAACGAGCGCACTGCCGGCAAAATGCTCATGGCGCATAAGCCCATGACGAACGCCGAACCGGTCTGATAGCCGACTTGCGTGATGCCGAAGTACTCGACAACCGCTGGCGTTCCGTAGATCGCAGTGCCAAGCCCGGCAATCACCGAGAAGTAGGCTTGGCGCGGCGTGAGGTTCTGGATGAAGGCGAGCGAGACCACGCCGCCGAAGAAGCCGGCGAGCGCATAGCTCAGCTTGATGCCCAGGGTGGCGCTTACGGGTTCAGTCATGCCACTACGCCCCCTGCGGCGATATAGGCGGCCTGGAGCGAGGCCAGGTCATTCTCGTGCTGCCCGTATCCGGCGCCAGGAAGGCTTGCCCAGATGTTGGAGACAGCACATACGGCTTCAGCGAAATGCCCGGCACAGATCAGTGTGAAGGCCTTTCGCTCTTTGATTTGCTGGATGGCAATCAGGTCCTGGCTCAATGGGCCAAAGTCCGGCAAGCCAAGCTTTGCCTTGTAGGCGACCCAGTAGCGGTTGAGCAGCTGATATCGACCGGCCGCCGTCGAATTGGTTGCCCGGTTGAAGATGTTCGGATGCGTCGCATAGCTTGAGAACAGCAGCGGCCTGAAGGCGGTCGAGCCGACCAGGACGTTGTAGCCGTCATCACTCTTGGCGAGCAATGGCAAACCGATCTCCGACACGGCAAGCATGTCCAGGAAGGCGCATGCATTCGAACCGCCTGCTTGTCCGGCGGTGATTCGAGGCATGGGCATTCCTCAGATGGAGCGTCCCGCCGGACTCGAACCGGCATCTTCGATCTTGGAAGGATCGTGCCCTGCCAGTTGGACCAGGGACGCATAAAAAAAGCCCCACCAAGTAGCAGGGCTTGAACGTGCGCTTTCTCCAGGGGGCCGGAGAGGCAGAGTCATTGTACTTAGCGTTTTCGCATTCTGGAAATGCGAATTTCTCTAAGCTGCTGCTCGCTCCATCGCGTATGTCGCTGTACGCAGCTGCTCGGTGACCATATCAAGCAGCCACGTATACGGCTTGTCCCACTGCTGTCGATAGGACGACTCCAGCACGCCGAGATGCTTGGCGCGACGCGTATTGCCGTAAGACACCACTCCAGCACCTTCGCAGCGGTCACACTTCTTCGGGCCGGTCTCGGACCGGACATGGCCGCGGCCACCGCAGGCAGGGCAATGTTTCGGCTCAATGAGCTCGAACACGACGCAACGCGCCAGATTCTCATAGACCTTGTTGGTCTCGCCCGTCTCAGCATTCACCACATACTTCGGCCAGCGATTGGCATGGGCCGTCGCATAGCGCCGCTGGGCCTGTCGCAGCGATTCGCCGCCGGTATGTGCCGCCACAGCCAGTAGCCCATCAAGCATGGCCGATTCGCGGCGCGCCCATTCGGTCTGGATGGTATGCAGCAGCAACCGGGATAGTTCGCGCGCGGTGAGCGTGGAACCGTCCGGCCACCAGAGACGGCAAAGCAGCTCGCGGCCGAGCCCTGCCGGCACCATACCAAGCGCCGCGGCAACATCCTGGGGCGTCAGCTCCGGCAGGCCGCCTGTGCCGACATCAAAGCGGACATTCTTGGCGTTGAGCCGAGCCATCAGTTTTCCCACGTGCATATCAAACCCCCTCGTTCGCTTTTGTAACGGCGCGGCGGAGACTGTTCCGCCTGCGTTTGATTTCTCGGTCGAGCCGGGCGGCCATGCCCTGGGCGTAGCTGGCCTTTTGCCGCATCACCTTCGCCTCGTGGGCGAGCTCGTCGTCACTGAGGGCGCGGATAGCGATGCGGATGGCCGCCGGTTCCGTAGGCGCTTCGCTTGCCCTCTCAACCACGGCTCGCATTCCGCTCGAGCTTCCGGGCTGAGCTTGTCCAACTCGGCCAGCCACTGGTTGCCGGGAAGCTTCAGGATGCGCAGCGCGTGGGACAGGTGGTAAAAAACGGGCATTCATGCGGCCCTCCGCCAGTGCTGCACCAGCGCAATCACGTCGTCGGCGTTCGTGGCCACATAGATCCGGCCGCCGCGCCAGTCGCGCGCGAATGCAGACTGGTTGTCGTTGAGTCCAGCGCGGCCATAGCGGCTCTCCGGGTTTTTAAGCTCCACAAGCCACGTTCGCCCCAGGGCACCCACGGCAATGTCGGGAAAGCCCGACACGCCGCAGGCATGCATCTGCGCGACCGTGCAGCCGAGACGCTCGAACACCGAAACCAGCTCGTCGTGGTTGTCGTCTTTGCGTGCTTTTCTGATCGCGCTTGCCATGAATTACAGCGTCACGCGGCCGGACAGTTCACGGATGCGTTCATTTAGGAACTGCAGCCGCTCACTGATACTGAAAAGACGGCCGACAAGTTCGCTTTCAGGGACAGCGGTGGGCCGGGTCGTTGCGGCCGCATTACCCGCAGAACCTTGGCGCAAGCAAATCCCGAGACGACTTTCCAAGCTATCAAGCTCAATCTGAGCTTCGGAAATGGCGCTGTCGATGGCTGATAGCGGGGCAAGTGTTGGCGTCTGCACGAGAGTATCCATGCAAGCCTTTTCTTGGTACGACGAAGACGATGCTGTTACGTATGCCATGGTCTTTCCTCTGTGATGGCCCATTGGGCCGATGGTTGGATAAAGTCCGTTCGTCATGCCGCAATCCCCTTCACCACGATCAGCCCCTTCTCGATCATCCGGCGCTGCGTACGGACAAGGCCGCGCGCGGCGTAGAACAGGCGCTCGTCGTATGGATTGGTGCCGTTCCGGTTGTCGATCCAGTCGTGGCACGCGTTGCAGCCGTAGCAGGCGCACAGGTCTGAGGCCTTCTGGCCCATGCCGGCACTCTCAATTATCGGCAGATGGCACAGGACCGTGGTCGACGGGTCGTAGTTGCAGACGCCGGCCACGTTGAGCGTGCAGTCCTCTCCCTTGGCTGACTTTCGCAGCGGAGTCAGGTGAGTACCCATTCAGGCCCTCCTTCCTTCCGACCAAACCACGCCATGCTCGGCACCAAAGGCCTGGGCAAGCTCGATCAGCTCGCACATCTCGCTGACGCTCATCTGGCTGGTGCGCTGGCCGAGGATCACGAAGCCGCCGTCAACGCCCTGGGCAACGCGCTGGTGCCGCTTCAAGCCAGCACTCAAGACATGCTTCCAGTCCTCCGGCTCGATGAACTGCATCGCACCGTCTACCGGCCACTGAACCTGCCGCGAGATGTCGGTCAGGACAGACCACATTTTGTCGTTCTGCTCGAGCGAGCGCGTAGCCTTCTTCTCGTCGATCCGGACGCGCACCGACTTGCCCTGGGAAAGCATGTCGCAGGCGTAGCGCCACGCATTCGCCATGCGCTCGCGGGCGTGGTCGCTGTCGAGGAATAGGGTTCGGGCGGTCATGCCGCCTCCCGTGTCTTAGAGAACTGGAACAGGCGCTCGAAGCCCATCGCGGCATACTCGGGATTCATTTCAATCATGATCGATCGCCGTCCAAGCCTCTCGGAAACGAGTGCCGTTGTGCATGCGCCGCCGAATGGATCAAGCACAGTTCCACCAGCCGGGCACCCAGCAAGGACACAAGGCTCAATCAGCTTCTCCGGAAAGGTGGCGAAGTGGGCGCCCTTGAATGGGCGTGTCGCTACGCTCCAAACGCTGCGCTTATTTCGCGTGTCGAGCGAATAGTCACTTTCCGCGCGATCGGGACGGTGCGTGCCAACGCTTTGACCAGGAATGGCCGTCTCTCTCTTCGAGCCCTCCCTCCTGAATGTGTTCGCCTTGGACCGAACAGCCTTCATCGGACCGTTCGTTTTGCCAGGAACGCGGTCACTTCCAGCCTGATCTTCGAGGTTCTGTTGGAGACGTGAAACAGTGGATGCGGCAACCGGTTCTTTGATGGCTTCGTGATCGAAGTAGTACCGCGGACCTTTGCTGAGTAGGAAAACGTACTCATGCGCCTTAGTGCAGCGGTCGGTAACGCTTTCCGGCATCGGATTCGGCTTTGACCAGATGATGTCCTGCCGGAGATACCATCCATCGGCTTGCAGGGCGAAGGCAACGCGCCACGGAATGCCGATCAGGTCTTTGTGCTTGTACCCGGCCATGGGCTTGTCGTTCGGCCTGCAGCCAAAACGTCGAGCGCCGGACTTTGGATCAATGCCCTGCGACTGGCCTTTGTGCGATGAATAACTGTCACCAAGGTTGAGCCATAGCGTTCCGTCGTCGCGAAGGACGCGCCGAACCTCACGGAACACTTCTACAAGCTCGGCGACGAACGCTTCAGGCGTCTGTTCCAACCCAATCTGCCCATCCATGCCGTAGTCGCGCAGGCCGAAATAAGGCGGACTAGTAACGCAACAGTGCACGGACGCTGCCGGCAACGTCTGGAGAACCTGACGGCAATCTCCGGTGATAATCCGAAACCCCATCACCAACCTCCCATCTTCTTCATGCCGACCACGCACAGCACGATGATCGCAATGGCCATGACGATGGCGACGCGCTGGGCGAACCTCGATGGCCGATTCGGATACTGGTCGTCCCAGCGGCGCGACATACGGGCTTCGCATCGTTCGCAGAAGTCGCCGTAGTAGATCGTTTCGTCCTGCGTCAGACGGGCGCGGCAGTGGTGGCAGCGGATGGTCATGCGGCACTCCAGGCTTCGTAGCTTTCGTCCTGCTCGCCAAACGTCATGATCGGTCCGTTCCAACTCACGTCGATGAATCCCGTGGGGCCGTGGCGGTTCTTCTCGACGATGATGCGTGCCTGGTCTTGCGGGGCGTTCTGGTCGTAGTAGCCCTCGCGATAGATCATCAGCACCTCGTCGGCTTCCTTCTCGATCTCGCTGGAGTCGGACAGGTCGCCCATGCGGGGCATCTGGTTTGCACGCCCCTCCACTGCTCGGCTCACCTGGGCGAGCGCGATGACGGGAATGTCCAGATCACGAGCAAGATTCTTCAGCGCTCGCGCGACGAATCCCACCTGCTCAAACTTTCGGTCGCCCTCGCCTACGACGCGTTGCAGATAGTCCACGTACAGCGCCTTGATGCCGTGCTTGTGCTTCCAGCGGCGCGCCACGCGAGCCACTTCAGCCATCGATGGCGCCGAGCGGTCCAGGAACCACATAGGAAGCTCGGACGCGGTTGCGGTGGCACCAGTGAGCCGCGCCCATTCCGCCTCGTCGAACCGAGCCGTGCGGAACTTCATGGATTCGATCTTGGCCAGCGCGCTCAGGCTGCGGAGCTGCATCTGCACCACCGGCTGCTCGCCTGAGATCACGCCGACCGGGATGCGCTTCAGCGCGGCGCCACGCGCCATGCCGCCCAGCATCGCCGTCTTGCCCATCGCAGCGCGCCCGCCCACGATGATCAAGTCGCCGGCATGGAAGCCGCCAAGCTTGTCATCCAGCGCGTCCAGGCCGGTCGTCACGCCCGGCAGCGCACCGGCGCTGTTGTGGATCTTCACCAGTTCGGCAAAGGCCTGCTGCGTAGCCTGCTTGGAATCCCACTCGTGATTCTGCTCGATGGCATGCAGCCCCATCAGGGCACAAATGGCCTGGTCCACTGCGGCTTCTTCGGTCGATTCAACCAAGGCCATTCCGATCTCGCGCGCCTTGCGCTGGCGCCACGCCGTCATCACGCGGTGTGCGTAGGCTTCGGGCACCGGCGTGACCATGCCCTCGTTGCCAATCGTTACAGCGAGCCCGGCCAGATGATTCCTGCCCTGCTGCTCGAAATAGTCGGCGATCGACACCGGATCCACCGGCTTGTTCTCGGCCCCTAGAGCATGGACAGCGCTGAAGATGTCAGCGTGGTGTTCGCTGATGAAGCACTCCGCGCCCAGGTTCACGCGATGGCAGTCACCAGGGCGAAGCATCAGGCACGCCAAGACCGTGCGCTCGATTTCCAGAATGGTTGCGTCAGGACTGCGGCTCATAGGGCTCTCTGCGATGCGGGTGAGGATTCAGTGCGCGTGCCGTTCGTTCGCGCTCCAGGCGGTGCGTTCGCTCGCCTGATCCAATTTCGGTACGTCGCATTCCAGTCCGTCTTGCGGCCATCCTTCCCGGGCTTGGACACCCAGTAGTCGACGAAGGAAGCCGTCTCGGTGACGAGGTTGATGTCCGGTCGCTCGGCCTTTGCCCATGAGAGCAGGTCAGCATCGGGAGACCAGTTCGGCGGAAGCCGAGTGCCGGTCTTGCCGCCTTGGCCGACTTCGGAGGCATCACCTCCTGCTACTGTTCCTGCTACTGCTACTGCTACTGGTTGAGGAACGGTTCCCGAAGGGTTACCTGACCCTCCCAATTCAACGCCAAGGATTTCAGCGTTTTCCTTGTAGTACTGGGCCTTCCAAGTGCATTGGTCCGGTATCTGCGACGCGATCTTGCACACCGCCTTGCGCTGGTTTGGGTTCTCCGGCTGGTTCCACTCGAAATGCTTGTTCACCCACACCCATTTCGAGGTTTCGCAACGGTTAGCGAAACCGTTCGACAACAGTTCCTTGAACCCTTCCGAAACCCTTTCAGCGCTCCACTGCATGTCGTCGCAAACGTATCCGTCAGGGAGACGGAACGCCCCTGCAATGGTTCCGTGAGGGCACGTCAGCAGATACATCGCCAGCATGCGTCCATCGTCGCTCATGGCGCGAAGGGTCTGGCTCGTCCAGAAGGACGTGTGCACCTTTCCGTAGTCACGCACGGCTGATGCCCCTCGCCTTCTCCATGCGCGCGATCTGCTCCGGTGAGCGGCTCCGGCATGCTTCGGTCATGGCATTCCACGAGGCCCGACAAGCCTCGCGATGGACTTGGCTAAGAGCCAGGGAATGGGCGCACTCAGCGCCAAGTCGACGGATGCGGCGCTCCAGGCGCCAGTCGTTTAGACGGCCAATGATTTTGTTCATGGCCAATCTATATACGCCACATGATCTCAGGCTACGAGACGTTAACCCTGTGGATAACCTATGTTTCGCTGTGGACAAGTTCACGCAGCCGCCTTCATGCTCGGATCAACCGGAAACCAGGGCTCAGCCATCCGGCCAGTCACTGAGCAACGCCTTTTGAGGCCCCGAAAAACACTGCCGGCGGTTTCGCACTCACTGATGCGGCGACCAAGGACATAGCGATCGATACCCGTCTTACGTGCCAGTTCTGCCATGGTGCTGCCGGGATGCTGGCGCACCGCGCTGGTCGTCTGAGCCTGCTGGAATGCGCGCAAGCCGGTGGCGTTGATCTCAGCCTCGGCATCTGCGGAGGTTGAGGGATCAGTCGCGCGCG